GTTGAATGACTATTATGGGTCTAATCGTTTTGGAGGTTTGTTATCCAAAATGAGAAAGGCTGCTATGGTACATTTTAAATGTACTGGTAAGCAGATTAATGGTCATTTTTCTTTTGGCTGGTATCGCCCTCTCATCACAGCTAAGGATAATCAAGCATATTCACATATGGTTGAGAAATTTCCTAGTTTCGAACCTACTGAATTCACTGAAATAGTTATGACAGATGTATATCAGGTTCATCCTAAGGATTTACTGAAATACAAGAATTGTAACTTTTGGGTGATTCAACAACAGTTCGATAGTGATGTAGCTGGTGTCAATTTCAAGTCTAGTCCCTATTTCGTTAAGGATGAGCGGGTATATCAGAGGTCTGACCAAAGATCTACAACTTGGTGTACGCATCCATTCGAAAATGTGCGAGCTTGGCAAGAGATTGACTATTATTCTCAAAAAGACATTCCTGAATCAGCATCTTGGACAGTTTGGCGTTCAGTGTTGGATTATAATATTTTACATGGAACTATAACATGTTTTACAGCTGAAGTTATGGCCCCCAAGACCCATAAGTATTCTGGTATCGTGAAGATTCCCGGAGTTTCTTTTTTGGAATATTGGTGGTTGAAATTTCTCTGTTTATTGCCTATAGTTGAAGTGTCCCGTTATTTTACTTATTATGATAAATATGTTCTGATGAGTGTAGCTCAAGATATTATGGCTGTTAAGCCTTACAATAATAGATCTTCTTATCAATATACAGCTATTGCTGGTGCAGTTAACAATGCAATGGGGCGTCGTTATGACGAACTTTTCTTGTTTTGGCATATTGAGAAATCTAGAGTTGTGAGAGATACGGTTGATTATATCTTGTTTTCCAGTATTAGAGTAGAGGCTCAGTCTCTATCTAATAATTTGGATGCAGTGTCAGATCAGCTTGGATTATTACGTAAGATAAAAGGTAATCTTTATGAATCGGAGAATTATCTTCGTCCATTTTTAAATATTAGTCTAATACTGATCGTTACAGCTTTGATTTCGTGGTGTTTTTCGCCTTCACTTGCCTCAGCGGAGCTGATGACAGAGGAAGTACCTCCCTTTTTTGAACCCTCTTGGACTGATTGTCGTTATTATATAGCTATATTTCGTCTGCTTTATAGAGAGATCATGTTTTTAATGACTGTTCTCACTATAATCTACAAATATCGCTATGTGATCATCAGTTGGTTGTGGTTTTTCTTAGGGCCGTATCTTAGTTTGTTTTCAACCCCGTTAGGGAATTATTGGACTGCTTTCCAAGCGGTTCATGCTAAACTACAACAACACATCACCTCTTATTCTACTTTCCGAGAACTATATGAGAACCAAAATGGTAAAAGTTATGAAGGACCTTCTTTTGGAGGATTCATCATGACATTGCCTCCGACAGTTTTTAAAACAGACAAAGAACAGAAACATCCTGATACCATTCACGTTTTATTAGGAACTAAAGCTATGATGTACCAGCCGGCAGGTCGTGAATGCTTCTATGAAGCTTACGAATTGAGGAATAGATCGAAAGATGTAATGCCTCGCCTGTCTGAATGCGAAGACGTACATAAATGCTCTAGTTTCCGATTGTGTGATAATGGTCCTCGTCCTAAATGCTTGTTGAATCGAGCTTGGATGGAGGCAGCTGATGTAACTGGGCGTGTCTTGAAAAGACGGAGTTTTTTGCCATTTAGTTTACATATGAGAGATACCAAATTGTCACGCGATCAGTGGGCTGAACGCATGGCAGGTGCTCATAAGAAATATAGAGCTCGGAGAGCGAATGAGATGAAGAGAGAAGGTGTAACCGATTATCGATCTGACTGTTTCTTAAAAGGCGACGAAGTTTTGTGGCCTAAAGAAAAGAAAGATGGTAGTTTGTGTATCAAACCTCGTGTAGTGCAAGCTGTGGCTCCACATGTCCAATCGGTTTGTGGTCCAATAATTTCCGACTTCATGGCACACCTCAAAATGCACGTTTTCAACAAGGAAAAGATTTATTCGATGGATGGTTATCAAAAAGTCGATCCCACTATTACATTTACCATAGGATCTGGAATGACTAGCGATGAATTGTCAGATTGGTTTACTTATTGTTATACCGATTTGGAAACTCTCGTGGAAGTTGGAGGAAATCATTATCACTGCATTGTTGCAGGAGATGATTTCTTCGCTATGGGTAGAGAAAATGGTGCATGGACTTTTATTGAAAATGATTTTTCGAAATATGATCGAACTCAAGGTGTACATGCTCTTGGAGCAGAATTTTTAGTGTTAGATCTTTTGGGTTTACCTCCCAAGGTTCTAGCAACCTTAGAAGCTACTTTGCAAAATACCCCTACTTATCAAGATAGGAAATTAGATACAAAGGTTCGTATGTCGGCTCCAGTACAACGGTTTACAGGAGGTCCAGATACCACTTTGGGTAATTCTATCAATAATATTATAGCGGTACTTTATGATTTGGCTGGTAAGTATAATATTCTGACTCTAGGTAGCTTGTCTGACTTGGGATTCGAATGTAAAACACACTTCCCTCGTTTGGAGTGTGGTCCTACTTTTCTGAAAGGGTGGTGGGTTCCTCTCGTCGATCGTTCTGAGTGGCGATGGGTTCCTCTGCCCTCTCAAATGTTGAAACTTGGTAAAATTTTAACTAATCCTAGCTCCATCTTCCCTTCTGACGATGCCCTCACTGCGCACAAAAAGGCCGCGAAGGGGATGGCTTTATCTTATTCTTGTGTCCCTGATGAATACCCAATACTAGGTCCTTTTCTGGTCAAATGTCGGAATCTAGTAGAGGAGGATGTAGAGGTCATAGGAAAGATGTATAAAGATCAGATTCGTGGACATTGTCCGGGTAAGTTAGATCCGGACTTTGTTTATGGTTTGATGGCTTCACGGTATGGGTTGTCTCGCGAAGATATCGAGAAACTCGAAGCTGAAATTTTACAAGCTGAATTCCCTTGTATCCTAGCTGACGATGGTTTTGTCGTCCTAGGAGAACGGGATTACGCGTAATTTGGAGTGTGGGTCTAAGTGTCAATTCCGACGCTTGGTGCGCTTCACAGACTTTTAGAATGTCTTCAAAGCAAATTGTAGTCTCTTCTAGGAATAAGAATGGAAATGGAAATGCTAAAACTGTTCGTCGTCGCAGAGCTAGACAGCGAGCCGCTCAAAGGAAAAGGAGTGCTGGGGGAACCAAAACCCAACCTTCTAGACCTGTGGTTCGTCTATCACCCTGCGTTAAGGCGTACTCTATGGCTCTACTTGATCCTTTCGGTTCTCGATCTCGTAATTTAGAATCACCATGCATCCCTGATGATAAGGATGTACCTAGTTATAAATTTTCTGTATTGTCACGAGGGC